GTAAAGTAGGTCGTCTCGTTGATTGCTTTCGGTTTAGCCTGATCAATCCCCCACCACTCTACAAGCTTATCAAATCCATTATTCTGGGAGACATCTGCGGCAATCTCATTTCTCATCATCCGTTTGATTGCACTAAAAAATCCCATCTATCCAATCTCCTCTAAAAAACGCGTCACATAATCATTCATGTTCTCTATCTCAAAATCATGATATAAAGCCAATTTGAAGGCAGCCAATGTTGCATCGACCGGGTCAATTCGCTTCGTATTGGCATCCTTATCAATCTTTATCAATCCGTTGCTTGTTCTGGTTACTGCATTTGACATCGAGTAGTTCAGAAGCGGGTTATGCGTATATGCCACATTTCCGGCATATACCTGCTCCCTGAATCCCTGTGTTGCTTCATTTAGCGATTTGTGGCTCTGGTAGACTTCCTCAACTGTATGACCTTGATCGGACAGATCCATCATGATCTTTGATGCATTCGCCGGGTCAAAGCACAAGCATTGTATATCCAGATTGTACTTATCACATTCATCTAGCACGTACTTCATGACAAAGTTCTGATCCACAATCGGCGTATTGGTCAACGTCAAATATCCAAGTCGTTCCCATGCATCATATGGCATCTTATCTTTTATGATGTGCTCCCTCAGTTTGTCGTAGGTCGGAATAAAAGAATGCGTCCATAATACGTATTTGACCACACACTTCTGCTGTGCATCCAGCTCATCCGACTGATATGGAATAATAAAAGCAACCGATGTAAGGTCAATTTTGGACGACATATCAAATCCTACGTATACGGGCCGGTTCCTGATGTCTATCGGAAGCTCCTTTACTTCGCAGGCCTTCCATTTCTCCATGTTCATGTAGCCATTTTCCTTGGCCTGTACCCACATATTGAGTATCTTTGTTAGGAATGCGATCATCTTTTCAGGAATTTCCTTGGCTACTTCATAGTCTGCCTTGATTTTCTGCAGACCTTCCGGGAAGAAGGCTCGAATCGGGTTCGCTTTCTTCCAGGTTTCTTCCGAACCAATGTCATCACCAGACTCCGCCTCGCAGATATCCACAAAATATTCCTCGTTATGCACATCTACATTCGGATCCAGAAGCTTTGTGCAGTAGTCATATTCCTGCGTATAGCATGGATATGTCAAATCTTTTCCGGCCGTTGTAATGATGGAGGTCAAAGGCTCTTTCGTGTTGGAACCAAGGGCCAGGTCATAAAAGTCAGTCGTTGGATGCTGATGATACTCATCAATAATCAAGAAAGCCGGGTTTGTTCCATCACCCGACTTTCCGTCCTCTTTCGATAGTGCCTTGATAAAGGAACCTGTCTTAAGATGCTCAATGCAGTCATTCTTAAAACTAAATTTAGGGCGAATCAGAGTTCCTCGTGTCATCAAATCGCATTCGTTAAATACAATCTTTGACTGATCTCTCTTTACGCCCGCCGTATACACCTCGTTGACCTCGTGGTTCTGAGATGATGTTATCGCAATCTCATACAGAGCTTCTCCGGCTTCCATCTGAGACTTGGCATTCTTTCTGGCAACCTCTGTAAATGCCTTCCGGAATCGTCTTTTTCCAGTCTCCCTGTGAATCCAGCCATAAATCTGGCATTCTCTAAACTTTTGCCAGGCGGTCAGATAAATCGGCGTTCCGGACAAGGCTCCCTTGGAGTGCCTCAAAAGGGAGAACCACTTTACAATCTTTTCCGCTCTTTTCTCATCCCAAATGTAAGGGAAATCTGGTGTTCCGACTCGTTCTAAATCGGATAGGAATCTTTGGCAGGCCCACACATGCTTTTTACAGGAAGGGATTGCACCAGAGATGCAATCTTTACAATACTTTATAAGTTCTTCTTTATTCGTCATCAGAAATCACCGAAGACTCTCTTTAACTCTTCCTCTTCCTTGCTTGCTTTAACATGTGCTGCTTTGAGCTGTCCGTCCAGTGTCATTCCTAACCTTCTGGAAGACTCTGCCATATCCCTCCTGGCTTCATCCATCATCTTAATCAGCGGGTTCGGCTTCGGCCCGCTTCTGGTTTCAATGATGTAGGTAAAGTCTTTTTTCCGGACTTCTTTTACCAGATCCATATACCGGCCATAGCTGTTTGCGTAATTAAGCAGATCCGACTTATTAAGGTTGCCAACCATGCCAACTTCCTCACGCAGTCTTTTCAGTGCACGCCCATATTCCTTCCGTGCGGTCGTATTTACAAACTGCGATGCGCTCACATCATCCAGATCGATGCCATCCGACTGCACCAAGGATTCCTCATATTCTCTTTGAGCCTTCTCAGCCCTTGTCCTGTGTTTGCTGCTAATCTGCAGCACCTTTCTGTTATTGGCCATGTATATCATCACCTTCCTTTTTTGACCCCCAAAAGGGAAATTTGCGAAAAGAAGAGGGGAGCTGCGGTCTACGGCTGGAATACCGCTACTTTTCCGCGCCCCCCTGGGTAGCCCAATCAGGAAGCTTCAAAAGCGATCGAAGCTCCTCTTGTGCTTTCCTCTTCTCCTCATCCGATGCCCTGTAGCGTCCATGCACCTCATCGTGCGATGCTCTGGACAAAGGAATGAGATTATCCAAACGCCAAAAGTGATCCGGATCTTCTTCCGCCGGCACAATGTGATGGACTGTAAAAGCATATTCGATTCTTCCATGTTTCTGTGCGTATGGATCAATGCCAGAATAGAATCCAATAACTGTATCTCTTATCTTCTGCCATCTGGCAGAGTGATACAGCCTCCTCGTTTTTTCTGGCGGTGCATACTCCCGTTTATACCCACACCCACATTTTTCTCCTGCCGGCACTCTTTTTTTACAGTGCGGGCATCTTTTATATATCATCACATCACCTCCCGGCATAAGAAAAGAGCACCCGCTTCCGGATGCCCTCATGTCTTAACTATTCTTTTTCTGTTCTTCGATGAATTCGTTCATCATCTTTGTAATCTGTGCCGCCTGGCTGACTCCTGCTGCCCGGCAGGCTTCTTCAAACTGTTCCACGATATCACGTTTCAACTTAAAACTTTTTGCCATATAGCCGGCTTTCTTCTGGTACTTCTCAGACGCGATCGTCTGGGCACTTGGATTACCTTTTGGCATTTCTATCCCTCCATTTTTCATAAATCTTTCTTACGAGGTAGCCTACCAAAAGAGCGATCACAATAATAACCAAATTCTTCATCTTTACTGACACGAAAGAATATGTTATATTTACAGGAGAGAGGGCTTTCGCCCCCTCGCTGTACTCAAGAAAACCACTTATCAATAATCTTGAGTATCAATCCAGAAATGACGGACGCTAGGACTTGCACCGCAACTGCATTCCAGTCCGTCTTTTTCTTTCTCCTGCTCTTCCCTTTCATGTCTCTCACCTCCTTACATTATATATTATATCATAGGGTCTACCATATGTCAATATATTTATGCAAAGAAATATTATGTTTTTGCAATAGAATAGCACCCATCTAACGACAGGTGCCATTCTCGAAAGGGTATTTTATTACCATAATCCAGCTGCTCTAACCGACTGAGCTATGCCCCAGGGGGTTCCCCGCCGGGGTCACTGTCCAGCGAGGATTAAAGTATATACGGAGGAGTATTCAACGCTCTTGCAAGCGTGTCCGTTGAAGCTGTCAGCTATAAGCCTTTAGCTTCATGATACACTATAACACTTTGAAAACGAACATTGCGAACAAAACGAACAAACTTTTAACTAACATTCATAAATCTTACATATTCTACTCTTACACTATCTCCAGTCGCCCCGCGCCCCATGCGTATAGCTACCTGCTCCCATGTCATTCCCTCGAAAATCCGGTACCGGATAATACGCTGCATCCGCACCGGAATCGTATTGATCCACACTTCCACATCCTGTTTTATCCGCGCCGCATTCCGCAGGCGCTCTTTTAACACTTCTTCCAGACGATCCTCTGCACCTGGCTCTTGCATTGATGCATACGCAAGTCCCTCAATCCGATACGTCTGCATCGTATATGGAAAATCATGTGATGAGCCTTTGACAGCATCCTGCTCTTGCCGCTTTTTTGCTCTCCTAATCTTTTCCAGCTCTGCTTCTGTCTCCTTGACCTGGGCGCAGGCATCTATGTACTGCTCCAATATCCGTTTGTCCAACGGTACCACCTCCCTTATTTTTTCTGCAATAGTGGAGAATCTTTAGTCTTGCCTTGTCCCACTCTTCCAGGATGGGATCCGGAAGTATCCGGTAACGTCCGGCAATCAGCCGTTCCTCATCGTCCGCCAGCTTGACCGCCGAAATGGAACGTCCTATCATTCTGCCTATTTCTGCATAGGAATAAACTCCCGTCACCTGCTGCCCCATTTGCTCATCATAAAGGCCATGCAATAAATTCATCCTTTTTCCCTGTTCATACGGCTGCTTCATTTTTCATTCATCCTCTCCTGCTGCCAAGGAACGTCTGCATCAATTTTCTTTTCCACTCCGGATATACCGCTTCCTTAGTGGCATCCACTCCCTCCGCCTCAAAAATACCACTCTGTTCCACGTCACTTCCATATGCCTCCGGCAGATGCATCCATGCTTTTACCTCTGGCTCTTCCCATTCCGGATATCCATCTACAATCCATCCAACAACTGGATCATATACAGCCAATTCCAAAGCATCTTGAAAAATCATTCCACCAAAATGCCCTGACACCGTAACGAGCACCGAATCTCCGCTTTCCGGCAACTCCATTTCTGGCAGAATCCAATGATATTTAGCTCGTTCTGCTGCCAGCTCTTTAAGAATCGTAACAAGCTGTGAACGTTCAAACTCATTCAATTTTTTAATTTGCTCTGGAGAAAGCCCCGTTTCTTCGTAGGCATATAATCTCTTTTGCAATTCATACATTTCATTAATCATAACCTTCCAGTTTCCTGATTTAACGTTCTCAATATTAAACGCTTTTACCCGGATATTCCCATTCTCATCCAATTCGGTTAATCTTTTCATCATCTTACTCCCCTAATTATTTCTTATCGCTTAAATACATTTCAATTTGTCCCTCTGGCACAAAATTCATCCAGAGGCATTCTGTCCGGAGCTTGTTCGCCCTGCAGTATTCCATTTGCATTTCCAGATGCCAGCCCCGAAGCATGTCTCGATATATCTCATTGTCATAGCCACTTATCAACACCGGTCCCGTATGCCGCAGAAGCACCTGCAGCAATCGCTCATGATCTTTGTCGCTCATCTCATGTTTATACTGCTTCCCTGTCCTGCTGCCGAGGACATACGGCGGATCGCAGTAAATCAGCACATTCGCATGGTTGTACTGTTCGATCAGCGTGACCGCATCCATGCACTCTATCTGCACTCCCCGCAACCGCTCCGCCGCCTGCATGACGGCATCCGGCAGGCGGCACCAATCCCGCGCCGTATACGCCTTTTCTCGCCCGTACACATCCCTTTTCCAACCTGGCGCCGATCCCACCATCCTAAAACCATAACCTTGATTTGCCCGGATGCAGAGTTTTATCGCCCTACTATAGGCGTCTACTGGCTCATCTGCTGCCTCATATGTCTCCCTTGCATACGGTGTGTTATAGATTTCCCATGCCAGGCGTTCCGGATCTCTTCGTATGCAATCGAACAGGTTGATGACCTCACCATCCAGATCGTTTACCGTCTCGATAGAGCTTCTGGGCTTTTGAAACAGAACAGCTCCAGAAACCCAAAAACGGCTCCAAGTAGCTGCGGTGCTCCGGGAAGTGACCGATGATCCAGTCCGCCAGCCGCGCCTTACTGCCCGGGTATCGAATTACCGAACGCAATATTTATTCCCCCTTTGTTTCTGTATCCTCCCTAATCTATCAAACTGCACCATCTCGCCCCATGTGTAACTGTGTCCGCTCTGCATATGGCAATGATAGGGATATGTCTTATCCACCTTTTCCACATTTAATACACCATCCCTATCTCTTATAACCACCAGGCTGCCATATTTTATCTTTTGTTTTACCTCATCAATCTCTACCGGCCATATTCCTTCCCGGCAGGATTCGCAGGACGGAGGACGGGTCAGAAGTACCGTCGGACGATATAATCTTTCCTGATCCAGCTTTCCGATGCATTCCACAAGTAATTCATCCTGCATATCATTCACAATGCAATTAACCGTAGCTTTCTGGCTCCGGCTTAACCTCGCCAAATATTTAATTGTTACCGGACCGGAAGTATTTTTAATGAAGTCTTCAATTACCTCCCGCTTTGTCATTTCCGCTGCACCTCTTTCAAAAACTCCACTAGTTCTGTTTCGCTGTTCGGATATTTCGTATATCTTTCATGGCGCGTCCATTTCTCTACTCTATTGCTCCGGGCCGGTTCCGGTCCTCCTACCAGATGGTAATACCCACTGATAGTTTTTTTCTCTTTTCCGCAAATCGAAAGGATATTTTCATACTCTTCTACGATGAGTCTGGCGCCATTCTCAAAGTCATACTTGTAGTAGGTTGCTCCGATGTTTTCATCCCGGTACCAGATACCCCAATCTTGATAAGCTGCAAGCCATTCCTTTCTCTCCTTGTCATTCTTCATGACCGGAAGTTCCGGTTGCTCCGGCTCTGAAAGAACCGGCTCTTCTTCAAATTCGCCTGCTTTCATCTTTTCGAGCATCTGTTCCAGCGCTCTTACTTTTAACTCCTGTTTTCTCAGATGCTCATCATTCGGTTCGATCCCTGGGATTTTCAAGAACTTTGACAATAACTCATTTTCGCCCCGATGCATCTGGAGAACCAGTTCTAAGTCCGTCTTTTCTTCCTGCTGCCAATCTTCAGTCTTAGATTCTTCTGCCGGGTCGGCTAGAATCTCTTCCTGCCCTGCTGCCACATCACTGTTATCCTCTGCATCTGATACCGGCCGATGAGCCGATGCATAGCACTCTATGTGGTAAGGGCAAGCTCCATGATGCTTACAATTCCAACAGCAGGCATGTGTACAATCTTCTCCGTCCTTTGCTACCTTCTTATCTTCTTCTAAAAGGTCGCACATAAAACCGGTACGATGGATGCACTTTCCGGACTTCGTCTCTTTCTCCTCGTCCTCCATCTGCTTCTTTACATCCTCTAACACAACCTCATTCCACATGCCCTGTATCGCCGAACAGAGATAAAACCATTCCGCATTTCCGAGGCATTCTTTATTCCCATCCCAAACCTGGACATAACTATCAAACATGTTAATCCAGGCCACCTTTTGATCGTTTACAGGGTCCAAAAAGTGATAAGTTCTGGATTGTCCCACCCATTTCGCTTTAAGCTGCTTTTCGCTCTCTACCACATTCGTGACTCTATTATGGAAATCCGCGAGGAACCAATCTTTACAGTTCCTGATTAACTTCTTTGCCACCTCATTTAAATAAATCCCACGAAGCTCTTGGCAAATCGTATTCACCTCTTCCGGTTCCTGTTGCGACATCGCAACGCCTTCCGGATCTTCTTCCAACATATCCGCAACCTGCAGTGTGACTGTTCCGACCGGAATCTCTTCCGGAAGCGCATCCTCTTCCAGTTCTTCGGTCGGTTCATCGTCCAGGAATTCCGAAATCTCCATCTGACCGGGAAGCTGCGGATCTGGATCTTCTTCCGCTTTCCGGATCTGACGAATTTCCCCAACCGTCATATCCGGTGTTACCTGCCCTATCTGCTCATCATCCAGGGAAAGCATTTCCTGCAGCTGGCTCTTGCTGTAGCCTATGTATCTCTCATCCAGCTCCGGACTGTTCCCGCCTTTCGAAAAGCGGTCGTTCCGGGTCATATAACGGGATGCCGTTGATTTATGAAAACCAAACTCCGCTTCCGCATACTCCCAGATGTTTTTATAACCTTTCTCCTCATACAGCCGCGCATCCCGAATCTGCTTCAGGTAATAGCCGATCTCTATCATGCTCCCCGCTGCGCTCTGGACAATCCGCTTTTCTGCCTCCGCCAGAGAGAGTCCCGTCTGCTGCCCAGCCGCTTCCATGCCCGTTCGCGGTGTTTTCTTTAATTCTTCCATCTCCGTACCTCTTTACCCTAATCCAGACCGATTTGCCATATCCCACACCATTTTGTCATAGTCATATCCATGCTCTTCCAAATTGTGGAACCGGTTCTTCGGCGCTGCCTGCTGCCTGTTTCTGTCAGTCCGCTGGCGGCTCTGAAGAAGCAGCGTTTCAAACTGTTTCCGGAATTTGCCAGTGCTGCGGATATTCGTTTTCCAGAATGGAGCCGTAACAGCGTAGTTAAGAGCTTCCTGAATTTCCTCTTCACTCCGTTTATCAATCCGCTTCATCTTTTCAATTTCCACAGCCCATTTCTGCCGTTCTGCTGCCGTCTTGGGTACCTTGGCTCCTGGCATATCCTTCACCAGTGCATCAATCAGGCAATTAACACAGCGCATTTCGAAACTATCTTCCGGAATCAGCTTTCTCGTCGGCGTTGCAGGCGGTTCGCCGTTTGCAACGAAGAATACGTTAGTATTCTTTTTACTTTGCTTTACTTTACTTTGTTCGATTCTGACGTCATTTTTTATCATTCTGTCGTCAGAATGGTCGATTAAGACAACATTTCCCTTGATTTCGGCATCACTTAATAAAAGGTATGCCTTTTCCATTTTTACAGCCTTACGTTTATACACGATATCCAGATACCGTTTCTGGATTCCCCTGGAGGTTAAAACCCCGTATTTTTCGTACAGCTCTTTGGAAAAGATACCCCGCCTGATAGAAGCCGCCACTATATTGGCTATTAAATTGTTTCCCGCATCGCTGGATGAAAGGCATTTCTGTCTCGCAAAGAGTAACGCTATATCATCATTCCATTCGCAGTAATAACCATGCCCGCCGTAGATTCTCTGGAAGAGCTTGACGACTACCGAAAATGCTTTTAATCCGTATTCTGCTTCTATCAAATCAAATTTTTCATCTAAGTGACAATCAAGTGGAAAATAGGTAATACCCTCTTTGATACCTTCCTTCATATTCTCCACCTCGTATATGCCGCAGCAGGAAGGATATCCCCGCCTGCCGAAGCATCACTTTTCGGCTCGCTAAGACAACCCATCCGGACGGTCAGAGAAAGCCAATTATATTTTAAGGAGTCCCCGGAGTACGACAAGCTCCGGGGCAGATGCCAACCAATGGCACAGTTCGGTAATATATAACAAATTATCTCCACAGGAGAATGTTACTTTTTCTTTCGGTTATCCGATAACCACAATACGGTTTCTGATTTCCTCCGGCATTTTACCCAGTCCGTCCAGAAGGTAATCTTTAATGTTGGCGATCGCCTCATACTTCCAGATTCCACCTTCTGCTTCCACAAGTTTGAACTGTGGGGTCTCTTCTCCGCTGATACGGAACACAAATTTACTGGATGGCTGTTTCACCTCCATAAACGTGCGGAAAGGCGTCAAGTCCACCGGGTTCGGAACCATCGCATCCGCTTTCGATGCAACGCCCACGCTCATGGTTGCCACCTGGGATACTCCATCATCCGAAAACGTCTGCTTATTCTTCTTTTCGATGTTTCCAGCCAGCATCATAACCGCCGCTAAATCGTCATTCGGCTGAAAATTCGACTGCAGCGCAATCATGAAATTCTCCTGTTCATACCAGCTTCCAAAACGAAACGCCGATATCTCCGCTTCAGCCTCAAACAGGCATTCTCTTCCACGCTCTGAATCCAGCTCTGAAATAAAGTAGACTCTCTCCGGGCTCTCAACATGAATTGTCATTTTCTTACCAGCAAATTCGCCCGCACATTTCTCAATGTACTCCAGAAGCGAAACCAGTGTATGGGTCTGAATGGGTGCTGCCTTTTTAGGTGTGTCATACCGTACCAGATTGCGGTTCGCATATGTTTTTCCGGCAATCGTTACAACCTCTGTTTTTTCCGCCTGTACCGCCAGCTCTGCTACGCGGTCAATCGCTTCTTTTAATCCTTCCATCTTTCTATTCTCCCTTCTTCTTTCTTAAATCAATCGGTCCGGACTGCGGCTCGTAAATTTCTCCTGTCTCCGGATCGAAATTTTTCTCTGTCTCAGCCTGCTGCCGCGGCGCTGTCTGAATCGTATCATACGCAGCCACTTGCGGACGGTTATTGCCATACTCTGACATTTCGATCTTTCCGGTCCGCACATCCTGTCCAATCAAAAACGTTGTTTTCGACTTTTTCGGACCAGCTAACTTTGCTTCACAAGCATAGATCGTTTCGATTGTTCCGCTTTCATTCGGCCTGAATTTAAGTTTGATTGTAATTCCCC